ACTACTATATTACTACCACTACTTGTCGGACTTGGTAATGGTGTTACATCTATTCGTTCCATACCACTTGCATTATCTCCTACCACTACTCCATTACCTATTGGCAAAGTTGTTCTACCTTTTGTTACAAACGATCCACCAGTTTCAAATGATAGTAGTTGATCTGTTACTTTACCAATCATACTACCTGCACTTGCTGCTAAAGCAAGATTTAATGGAAATGGAACTGATTGCATAATACTTGAAATCAACCCTGCTTGTGCTTCTGCTACTTCTGCTTTAATTACTGATATACCTGCTTCCTTAGCCGATTGTCCTGATAAAATAGCCATTTGTAAATTGTTTTTAATCTTTTCATCGTGTGCTGCTCTTTCTTCTTTTCTTAATGCCTTAACTGCATCTTCATTCTTTTTGCGAAAAGAATCTCTAACAAAAAAGTCTGCTTCTAATCCACCTATTCTAAATTCTAATGCTGTATTATCCATATCTGCCATTGCTTCAAGATGGGCTTGATAATCCATTTGTATAAGTCCAAATGCTTCTGACATAGCCGATGCTTGTGCCATTGGTTCAATTTTAGGAATTCTTACCTCAGGCAATTCTTTTTCTGCTTCTTTTCTTGCTAAATTATTTGCTCTAGCAATAGATTCCAATGATTGTCCTGTTATAAAAGCAAACAAACCACCCCTTTGTATTAAAAAATCCATTATTGTTACAGAACCTGCTAATAGTTTATTTGTAGATTTAATCTCATCTTGTAAATCTTTTCCTATTGATGCTTTTAAATTATCTAGTGCAGAAGATAATTGATTGGTTGAATCAAGTGCTGTTAATTGTTCTTCTGATAATTGTGAAACTTTAGTTCTAACAGAATCCATTGTTGCATTAATAAATGCTTGTTTTCTTTGTTGGTCAGTTAAAGCAACAACAGATGTTCCAACTGCTTTTGCCATTACCTTATAAGCATCTTCTGCTTTTACGATAATACCAAGATTATCTAACATAAGTCTTGATTGCCTACCAATACCAGTTGTTAAACTTTCAATACCAAATAAAGTATCTTTACCAAGTGCTTGTGCTAATCGTTGTGCAGAATCAATTAACTCAGCAAACTCATCATCATTTTTAACAATACCTAACAACATAGCATTATTTGCTTGTGTCATTAAATCTACATCACTTACTGTGCCATTAGTCGCTTTTCTAAATTTTGCTAATGATTTCTCATTCATACCAACAGATTTACCAAGACTTAAAAATGCTCTTTCAAGTGCTATTGTTTGAGAACCTAATTTAATTGCTTCTTTTCCAAATTCTACTATTGCCCTAACACTAAATGCTGTTGCAATCGCACCACCAATGGCTTTAAAACTTTGTTTTAATTTATCGTTATTCTTTTTTATATCTTTCTGTTCTTTTTCAACCTTGTTAAGTGCTTTAACAGCTTTATTAACCTCTGCTGTAATAAATATTTTTATCTGTTTTTTATCCATTGCCATTCTTACTTACCTCATATTCCCTGATTGAGTTTAATTCGTTATCTATGATTAAAAAATTATCTACTATAAATGAATCGGCTTCATCTAAACTTTGTGCAATAGGGATATTTAAATTTTTAGCCATACGATATTCTCGTATAGTTTCTCCTATCCAATCATCATACAAACATTTAGGATCGCAAAATAGAGGTAATATAAAATATAGATTTCTACCCATAGAAAATTTAGAATCTTGGTATTGATCATAAACTCTATCAATTTCATGTAGAACATCTTTTTCATCTTTATATGTCCTTACTCTATTCGTTACTGGACTTTGCCTTTTATAAGGAAACTCTTTGTCAAAGTGTGGATAGCCAAAATGACTAAACCACACATACGACGACAAAGCCATTAGTCTTTTTTTGAAACATCTAGAAATTCAGTTAGAAGTTTCGTCAATAGACCATCTATTTCACCCATAGTCAATGGCTTATCCTTTACGACATAATCGCTTTCAGATAAGCCACTTATCTTTTCTACTTGTTCAAGACAATCATAGAACTTTTCAGTATCTACTTTTCCAGTTGCATCTAATGCACTCATTCTTGATTTTTGTAGTTCTCGTTTTTCTTTGTAAGTAGGATTCTTCACTTCCCACTCTTTATTGAACATTTTAACCTTCATGTGTTACTCCTTTACCAATCTGTTGATTTACTTGAATCTGCATACTCAAACTTAAATGCTGTCCCTGATGCTGCACCACTTGAAGTAGGTTGAACCACTTTGAATGGTATTGTTATTACTGCACCTGTGTCTGCATTAGGATCAAGATTTACTGCTGTTGAATAGATTTCGCACTCTATGTTCATCTCACCTGCTGTTGATACTGTGCCATCACCTTGTTGTAGTTTTAGTGTTGCAGTATTACCACTTAAAAAGTCTTGTAATACATTACCACCACTACCAAAGTCAAAGTTAGCATCATACATTAATGAAATCTCTCCAGTAATGTTTACTGATGGGATACCAAAAGCATAACTTTCTGCATCGCCATTAGAATCTCTACCAACTCTTGCTACATTATTTTCAAATGTAAATGATACTGCTGTAATCACCATATCTGCCAATGAAGTTCCATCAACATCTAGTTTCTTAACATTGAAGTAAGATTCTATTTGTGTTGGTGATGTACTTGATAAAGAAGGTGCTGCTGAATTAGCACTTAAAGTTTGCTCTACCAAGAACTTACTTGAACTTGTAAATCCTGAATAGAATGTTCCACTTAATAAACATCTACCATCTGACATATCAAAGTTCATTGTAAGGTTTTGTAAAACTGCACTTGTAATCATCTTGTCTTGTGCTGATTCAGGATAATATAGTCCAATGTCAAACAGACATGGTATCCCAATATTCTCTCCTGATGTAACAGAATTTGCTGTAAAGTCAGGTCTTGATAATACTGCACTATGTGTTGATTGGATTGTATGGTCGTAAGGTGCTGAACCACTTTCATCGCAAGTATGGTCTTGAAGAACATTAGCCAATAAACGAACAATTAAATCTCGTTCTGCTGGTACTTCAAAGTCCATTGTGATAAATCCACCTTTAGTTGTTCTGAACTGATCTATGTCCAATTCAATCATTCCTGCATTATTGCTTCGTATCTCACCACTTTCAACAAGATTGAGAACAGGTGCAGATACATTAATTACAGGAAGTAACTCGTAAGCAGCATCGTTTGCTGCTGCTGTTTCAAATGCAGTTGCATTTTTGTTTATGATACCTACACTAAAATCGCTTTTAGAATAGACTTTTCCACTAACTGCCATGTGTTATTTCTCCTCTTTTTTAACTTTCTTTTTAGGTTTTTCTTTTTTTATTGGTTGAACTTGAACACCTAAAGATTCAAATTCTTCCAAGTTTTCTTTTTCTAACTCAACTTCTTTACCAGCTAATAATTCTCTAATCTTTTGATTAGGTGTTTTAAGATATGATGGTTTTTGTAGTTGAAGTCCTTTTATGTGTTTATACTTCATGAAATCACCTCATTTGTGTTGCATTGGAAAGTGATTATAACATTGGATATAGTTTCATCATCTTCATCTCGTGTATATTCTACACTTGATACTTGACCACCATACCAATTTGTGATATTACCACTTTCATAGTTTCTATTATCGAATAAAAGTCTTTTAACAATTTCTGCTACCATTGTTAGTCTGTTTAATTGATTCTCTTTGGTGTACTCTCCACCTTTTCGTAATTGATAATTAATCGTTGTTGTAAATTCTCTTATATGCACATTACTTGCATAATCAACAAATGTATCTGATTCAGGTGTGATCAAGAAACTCTCTTGTCCTCTATGTTCATCAAATACTATTGGAATAGAAACAAGATTCTGTTTTAACAACTTGTGGATCGTATCAATTACTCTATCTTTATAAATATTTTCAAATTCTATTGCCATTATCCTTGTCCTCTACTTCTTTTTTTATAATACTTCTTTGATAATTTATTTCCATATTTTGTATTATTGCTTTGACCTTGCCTGGTCTTTTTCTTTCCATTACTTCTTTTAACATTACCAAATAACTTTCTTGCCATTATTTCTTATAAACCTTTTCTGCCCCTGCAATACCAAATGAACCTAAGGTTACCCAAACAAACGAATTATAGATATAGTCATTTACTAATAACTCAATTCCAATAATACCCATAATTAAATCAACAACTCCAAACACACACATCAAAGCAAAGGAAATAAATCCAATAATTGATTTTTCATTATATTCATTTTCGTCTTGAAATATCTTCCACATTCTTTTTCCCCTTTTTCTTTCTAAATATCTTTTCCCATCTCTTATTATATTCTTCTTTAGAGATGCTCATTGGTCTTGGCTCATCGCCTTTTCCTGCACCATTTGGTTTATTAAACATTATCTTCTTTTCAGTTGTATAGTGTTTATTCCACCACCTGAAGTGTGTTCTAATCCACTTACTTCTACTTCCCACTCATCATTCAATGTATAAACACCAGTTGAGAATCTTATATAGACTCCATGTCCGATGTGTTGTAATCCACCATCAATGATTTTACCATTTTCTACAAGACTCATCTTTAGCCCTGCATCTGTTCCAACATAAGAACTATATTCTACAGTAGATGTTGAACCTGCTGCAAATGTTCCTGCTGTTGAAATGATTACTTTTATTCTATCAAAAGATACTTGTGGGTGTCCAAAGGTATCTACGATAGCACCAGTAGTGCTTCCATTGATAGATACTTCTTTTACTATCTTATCTCTACCATCTTCATCTTGATCTAATGATATAATACCTGTTCGTATCATATCAAGCAATCCAAGATTAGTGGAAGGATCATAGACTTGATTTTGTAATTCAAGTCCTCTTTCTGTGTCGTAAGGCATAATTGCCATACTTGCTGCTAATAAAGCTGTAGCCCTAACTATAACTTCAGGAAAATCCCTACCTAAACTATCCCCAGTTCCAACTCCTTTATTCTTATATATCGGTTTATTGATATATGTTCTAGCAAAGTCAGAACTTCTTGATATAAACTCATCAAATAGAGTTTTATTATCCCTACCAGCAGTTACTGCTTCATCAAAATTGGGATTATTGGTTGATGTAGGTCTATAGTAAACTACATCTGCATCTTCGTCAAAATAATACTTTCCATCAGCATCTATTGCTCCTGTGCTTCCGACTGAAGTCAGTTCAATGTCATTTGCAAAGAGTTGAGAGAACTTCCCAACACTTCCTGCTTGATAGATAGTGCTATTACCACTCCCTGAATAACTCGCCCAGTTTGAGATAGTTCGTTTCCTGTCATAGTCAAATACAAAAGGGGCTACTAATTGTATATCACTAATTGTGCAATATGTTTCTAGATATGTCGTCATCTTCTTGTCCTATTAATTGTGGAACTTCTAAATTCTCTATATGTCTATGCAATTCCGATGTATAATGTATTATCTCTCTATCTGCTATGTTTTTTGATTGAAGTATAATACTTAATTCTTTTATTTTAGTTATCGTTTCTGCAAAGCCCATTAATCACCCTCTATTATTTCATTGTTCCAAGTTGTCGTTCCATTATGTATGTCTAAAGTAATTAAGTTAAACCAACCATCAGTAAAGAAATCTACGATCCCTACATTATGTGTCCAGTTTACCTTTCTACCTTTTAAAAAATCTTTCTTCATCTTACACAAGCACCCCATACTTTGTGCTATATGTATGCCTGAAATGTGTTGCATTACACTTCGTTGGCAATCGTGAGTATGTCCATAGATTACATTGCAACCAAGATTCTGTACTGTTGTCCTGGCATGATTAACACTTGAATAATGTCCACCATGATAAGCATACAATTTAGAACCTTCTACTTTAAATAACTCGCCATAAGGATACCACTTGTATCCCCTTTCTTTAATCTTAAATAGATGTTCAGGTTTATATTGTTCTAAATATGGGTTTTCTTCTACAAAGGCATTATACCAATTATCGTGATTACCCATAGCAAGATATTTCTTTTTACACCCTACTTTATCTAATACTTTGTCAATCCTATCCATGTGATGATTGACTTGATCTGCTTCTTTGTCAATTAAAGGTAATTGATATTCCAAAGGTGGTCGCCTTCTTCTTGACCATCTCCAATGAGATACATATTCCCCTTCTGCGAAATCCCCCAAATTAATAAAGACATTTGGCTTTACTTTCTCTATGACTTTCAAAGCACAACTGAATGCTTTTTCATCATGCAAAGGGAAGTGCATATCACCAAACACTATCCCTGTGCTTTTAATTTTCTTCATGTAGTAGTTGCCCTTTTAAACCAACCATAATAAAATCGTTCTTGGGTAGGTCTAACACTAACTAACTTGCCATAAAACAAGCACCTATATGCCTGTAATCGTTTCTTTGATATGTTCTTGGCACTTTTAATAGTGTTGCTACCAATTACCCCATCTTCTTCTATTTGGTTCGTTATTTTGCTGTTTATCGCTTCTTGCAGAATTAAGACTGCTTGTCTTTGCCCCATATTAACACACATATCAAAATATGTTTTTCTTAATCCTTCAGGCAAATCTTCTGCTTTAGATGGTATCCAATAATCATTATGATAGATATTAATAGCATCTTCCACTTTAAGATTCTTAATATCAAGTTCAGGATACCATTTTTTAGCGATTCCATAGTTAGTTTCTCCACCTCTATCATGGGGATCATCTACATAACCCCCTTCATGTTCTAGAACATCTTTTATTATCTGTTCAAATGTCATGCTGACCTCTTCACCTTCTCGTATGTTCTCAAACCACCAAGACCAAGCATTCCCATCAACACAGTTGTAAGTGTTGTCATATCGAATGTTGGCAATTCCATAGGATTCCCAGTAGATGAGAGTATAAACATTAAGAATGGTTGCAAGACGAAGTGATAGCATAAAGCAACTCCACAAGTCCACCCTACGAAAGGTCGCCAACCACTTACAAATAGACTTGAAGAACCTGCTTCTACTTTGTTTACTTCTATTTGTGCTTTGTTGATTTCTTGTATTAATTGTGCTTTTTCCTCTTTGTCTAAAGTGAACTTATCTACATGACCAGCCACTTTATCAATGATTCCTGCTACTACATTTAATTTAGGCATCTTTTTCTACTTTCTCTTCTTCTTTCTTTTCTTCAAATGATTCAGTAAGCATTTTAGCAAATGCACCTTCAGCTACATTTTCTCTATCTAAAGAGAATGCTAAATTTGCTTTATTCTTACGACATTGTTCTATGTGTTCAACAAGAATTTGTTGCTCTTGTTTTAGTTCATCGTAATTATATTCTTGATCATTTATTGTTACTTTTCTTTCTTCACTCATTTCATAACCCTCATGTTATTGTTAATAAAATTTTTATGTGTATTGCCCACCAATACAATTAGCAAGATTATATGGTGCATTTCCTATAACATCATCATATAAATTTGTTGAATCTGCTGTTGTGGTTATTGGATTGTTTGTTCCACCAATTACATCAAAGTCTTTTGCTGCACCACCTGCACCACCAAATGTATGGTCAATGCCACCAATATCTCCACCATTACACAAACTTGCCAAACTTAAATTGGTTGTTTCGTTACAATCAGTTGATTCTCTCAAATGGTTATATATTCCTACATTTGTTGTTGGAACTTTAGGTAATGCCATACTATCCCTTTATCTTTTTATATTCTACAATGTCTGCTTTAAGTTCAGTCGCTTTTGCTTCTGCAACTGCTAGTTCTGCTTCTGCTTGTGAAATTGCTTCATCTACTGGTTTTGATTCAGTCCAATCTACTACTGAAACATCTTTACCTGCTTCATCTTTCATTGAACGAAGATGTTTGATTTCAACCATTTTTACAGAACTTTGTGCTTGTTCTTGTGCTTTTTCTGCTATTTTCTTAGCCATTACTATCTCCTGTTATATTTAAGTTGATCATAGTTTGCTTTTAACAAATCTATTTCTTCTTGTTGTTCTTTAATTGCTTCTACTAAATAAGGTATCATTTCCTCATATCGTAAGATCTTATATTCTTTATCATCATCTGCTTTTAATGGAAGTTTTTTCTCATCAACTAAATGTGGTAAAATCTTTTCTACTTCTTGTGCTTTAAATCCTGCACTTAATCTTTCTCCACCTTTTTTCCAATTAAAAGTATGTCCTTCTAATTTGCTTACTACATCTAATCCATTTTCAATCTTTGTAAAATTCTTTTTTAGTCTTATATCAGATGGTGTAGTAGAGAATGCAATAACATCTTGGTCAAAGTGTGCATCTTGGCTACTATCAAGTCGCATTGCTTCTACT